ATAAGGTTCTGAACCTGACTAACAAGAACGATTTCAAAGTGTTTGTGGATTACATGACATCCCCACAAATCAATCCCGCCGCCTTCCCTTTAGTAGCGGTCATCAACTATGACCTGATTTTCAGGCGCAAGCCGCTGTTGAACCTTGACAACTTCACACTATGCCTTGACGAATCAAGCCTGATTCAGAATGAAAAAGCGAAACGCACGAAGTTCATTCTGAAAATGAATCCGCTGAACGTGATTCTGTTATCAGGAACGCCCACGGGCGGCAAGTATGAAAATCTTTGGTCACAATGTCATTTGCTTGGGTGGGAAATCACGCAAAAGGTTTTTAATCGGCAATACATCAACTGGAAAACAATAGAGGTTGGCGGCTTCCCGATGAAGGTTGTTGACAAGGATGACCCATACAAGAATGTTGACCGTATGAAGGCAAAGATGCGGGAACACGGGGCGGTTTTTATGACCACGGAAGATGCGAAATACAGCCTTCCCGCCCAAAACTTCATTGATGTCAAAGTAAAGGTAACAAAGGAATACAAGCTGTTTCAGCGCAAGCGCATTGTTCAGGTTGACGGCGTTGAATTGATTGGCGATACAACCCTTTCACATCGGATTTATTCGCGGATGCTATGCGGACACCATAACGCCGAAAAGCTGAACGCCTTCCGCGATTTGTGTTCAAGCACGAATGACAGGCTGATTGTTTTCTATAACTTTGACGCTGAACTGGACGCGCTGAAGCGAATCGCCGCCGAACTGGAAAAACCCATTTCAGAAATCAACGGGCATACAAAAGACCTGAACGCCTATGAACAGGATGACGATTCAATCACGTTGGTTCAGTACAAAGCGGGGGCAATGGGTTTGAACCTTCAGAAATCAAACAAAGTGATTTATTTCACGCTGACCGATGAAGCTGAACTGTTCATGCAAAGCATGAAACGCATTCACCGCATCGGACAGGAAAAACCATGTTTCTATTACTTGATGATTTGTGAAAACAGCATCGAAGATGAAGAAATCCTTCCCACGTTGGGAATCAGAAAGGAATACACGGATGAACTATTCAAAGAAAAATCAAAATAACGGCTTGCGATGGCTGATTGCTTCATGGGTTTTCTTTTTGGCAATCGGCGTGACCGTGGGGGCGGTGACGGTCAACATCGTAAAAAATAGAGAACCGCCGCCTGAACCTGAAGAAGTCTTGTGGAACATTGAAACCCATGAAAACGGGTATTGCGAAGGGTATTGTGACGAAATAATTTGCCCGTTCTTCAACGGTTATCCTGAACGTCAACCTTTGTATGGAACACGGGATGGACGGATGTTCACAGACGGCGGGGAAATGTCAATGGACTGGAGCGCGGGGGATTTGAATTTCAAGCCGCTTGCCACTTCCCTTTCCGAACGGACACAGGAATTCATCTTTTATCTGTCATACGGCTATTACATTGATTTTCCTTTTGTGATGGGGCTGATAAAAGCTGAAAGCACGTTCCGAACCCACATAATCAGCGAAACGAATGATTACGGGCTGATGCAGATTAACATTCGCAACCATGACTGGTTGAATGAAAGGTTTGGGATTGATGACCTACTTGACCCCGAACAGAACATCAGGGCGGGGTTGTTCATACTCCGAACGCTGTTTGAAAAATACGATGACCCCGCAAAGGTGTTGATGGCGTACAACATGGGGGAACACGGCGCGAACTTGCTTTGGGAACAAGGCGTTTTTGATACCAATTACACACGCAGGGTGATGACCTATGCGGAAGAATTCAGAAGGGAGTTAGAAAGCGATGAAGATTAAATGCCAAAACGAATGCCCTGAAAAGAAATATGAAGGGTGCTGTCACGGGGGATGCCCCCACGCCGAAGGATGCGGCGAAAAATGCGAACAAGAACCTAAAACTTGTGGTGAATCCACTTTTGAAGGCGAATCCCTTGAACTGTTCCAAAACAAGGCGGGGGCGGTTATCGAAAAAATCAGTTCGCTTGTAAAGCAGAAAGCCGAAATTGAAGCCGCTGAAAAGGATATGCGCGAACAGCTTCAAAAAGCGATGGAAACCCACGGCATCAAGCAATTCGACAATGAAATCATCAAGGTCACGTTTGTTGAAGCAACATCCCGTTCATCGGTTGATTCAACAAAACTGAAGAACAAATACCCTGACATTGCCGCCGAATGCACGAAAACAAGCGCAGTCAAAGCATTTGTGAAAATCGAACTGAAAGGCGGCAAAGAGAAATGAAACCTTTAACCATAACACAGGAACGCATCAACGCCTTGCGGGTGATTCAGAATAAATCATTTCAGGATATGGCTAATGCGTTGAATGAACCTGAATTTGTCATCAAAGTTTGGTGCGGTCAACGCCTGACTTTCCTTGAATGGTTGAAATTCAAGCTATACAGGGGGGGGGCAAATCGTAAATGGCTGAACGATGGAAGCGGATTGAACAGCATCCTGAATATGAAATCAGTTCAATGGGGCGGGTTCGCAATGTTCGGACTGGTTACATTCTTCAAACCTACGATGACGGCAAGGGTTATTTGCGGGTGAAGTTACACCGCGCAAATTGCAGGGTTCACATACTGGTTGCGGATGCGTTCATTCCGAATCCTGAAAACAAGCCGTTCGTCAACCATAAGCGCGGAAACAAGCATGATTGCAGGGCTTCACAACTGGAATGGATGACCGAAAGCGAAAACACACAACACGCATGGGATAACGGCTTGATTTCGAGGGGGGGGTGAACCGTGGCAAGCGAAAAACTATTTGAAAACAGGCTGAAGAAATGGCTTCATGCGGTCGGTATTTATGCGGCGGGTACACCTTCAGACAAAATGACAGCGGCGCAATGCGGATGGTTCTTGAAGGTGTGGGGTGGCGGGATGCAAAAAGGTGGGATTCCTGATGTGCTGATGTGCGTGAACGGTTTGTTCATCGCCGTTGAACTGAAAGGTGATTCGGGGAAACCATCAGACTTGCAACGCATGAACACCGCAAGAATCAACCAGTCAAACGGCATCGGAATTATCCTTTATCCTGACGGGCTGAAGGACTTCCAAAAAATCATACAGGGGGTGATTGATTGCAATGGTCACACAGTCGGCTTGAATGCGCTGAAACGTGCCTGTTCAAGTACAAAATGCGTTATGTTGACGGAATACTGACTTTACCGCCCGATGACGCGAACAACGCCTTGATTTTGGGAACGGCGTTGCACACAGGGCTTCAACATGGAGTGGAAGCCGCGATTGCCGAATATTACGGCGCATATCCAATAATCACGGACGCACACATTGACGAAGCCATGAAACTTGAATACTTGATACCAAAGGCGCGGGAACTGATGCCGCAGGGCGGGGATTTTGAAAAGTTAATTTCAACTTCTGATGTCATCGGGTTCATTGATTACCTGATACCCACGGAAACGCCAAATGAATTTGACCTTTATGATTTCAAGTATTCAAACAATGCGGCGAATTACAGGAAATCCCCGCAGTTGCACATTTACAAGCATTTCATCGAAAAGATGAACCCGCAAGTCATAATCCGAAATCTGTATTACTTGATTGTTCCCAAAGTCAAAATCAGGCAAAAGAAAAATGAGGATTTGGCAATGTACAGGGCGCGGATATTCACCGAACTTGAAAAACTTGAACCCGCGCTGATGAAAATTGAATTCGATTACAACAAAGTGATTGAATTCGCGTTCGGAATCAAGCGAACGCAAGAAACAACGGAATTCGCCAAAAGCCAAAGTTACTTGTGCCAATGGTGCGAATATCAAGATTATTGCGAGAAAGGAAATGATTTCATGTTATTACCGAAAAATGAGCGTCGAACAATCGACACAGTAAAGAAGCACGTTGTTTGGCTTTACGGTTCGCCTTTCAGCGGCAAGACAACCTTTGCAAACAAGTTCCCTGAACCGCTGATGCTGAACACGGATGGCAACGTCAAGTTCGTGGATGCGCCTGTTATCCCCATAAAGGATGAAGTCAAGGTTGAAGGGCGCATGACCAAAAGAACCCTTGCGTGGGAGATTTTCAAGGATGCAATCGCTGAACTGGAAAAGAAGGAAAACACCTTCAACACCATCATCATTGACTTGCTTGAAGATATGTATGAGCATTGCCGCCTTTATATGTACCGTGAAATGGGGATTACCCATGAATCGGATGACAGCTTCAGGGCGTGGGATAAAGTGACGGTTGAATTCCTGTCAACCCTGAAACGCGCAATGCTGATGGACTATGACAATATCATTCTGATTTCCCATGAAGATACAAGCAAGGACATCACGAAAAAGGGCGGCGATAAAATCACGGCAATCAAGCCAAACTTGCGGGAAAAAGTCGCAAACAAAGTGGCGGGGATGGTTGACATCGTGGCGCGTGTTATTGCTGAAGGTGAAACCCACACACTTTCATTCCGCACATCGGAAGTTATTTTCGGCGGCGGTCGACTGAAAGTCGAAACAAAGGAAATCCCGCTTGAATATGATGACTTCCTTCAGGTTTACGATGACGCGAACAGCGCATCAGCGAAAAAAACCCCCGCCACGCCCAC